AGCTAAGACGCATAATGTGCATTATGTTAAATTATTGCAGGATCTGCCTGGCGCGGCCCTGGTCCAGCAGTATTATGTTAAATTCTGGCAATGCCGACCCCCCACCCTCCCCCAAAACCGCCCGCACTTTCTACCTATATATAATACCTGCCCATATAGTACCCTCACACACTCTGAGAGCCCTGTATGAACAGCGACAGCCTAGCCCTCATGTCTCATATCAACGTGCTACGAGAGGGCGTTGTAGGCGGCTCTACGGAGGCCTCACGGCTTGAGAGTGCTGTGTTGCTTATAGACATTTACGAGCAGATCCTTGAGAAGCTTGAGATAGTTGATTTCCCTGAGCCGGAGGTTAGGCACTGATGCACATTGAGATCCCTTATCAGCCGAGGCCATTGCAGCTGGCATTGCACGATGAGATGCAGGAGAAGCGTTGGGGCGTTGTTGTTTGTCACCGGCGGTTTGGGAAAACTGTTTGGGCGATTAACCATATTCTTCGCCATGCGTTAATGTCTGATAAGCCGAACCCCCGGTATGCCTACATGGCACCCACCTATCGTCAGGCGAAGAATGTAGCGTGGGATTATATAAAACAGTTTGCTGGTAAGATCCCTGGCGTTAAGTTTCATGAGACTGAATTGCGTTGTGACCTGCCTAACGGTGCTAGGATCAGCCTGTTGGGTGCTGAGAACCCTGACAGTCTTCGTGGTATTTATCTTATGGGTTGCGTGATGGACGAGGTTGCTGACATGCCTGAGAGCGTGTTTCCAGAGATCTTGCGTCCTGCTCTTTCGGATCATAAGGGCTTTTGTATTTTCGTTGGAACCCCGAAGGGTCACAATGCTTTCTTTGATTATTATGAGCAGGCGGCTGCTAATGATGATTGGTTAGCTGCTGTGTACAAGGCTAGTGAGACTGGGATCTTAGATAATGAAGAGTTAGCGGCTGCTCGGGAGATGATGAGCGCGGATCAGTATGCTCAGGAATTTGAGTGCAGCTGGAACGCGAATGTCCCTGGTGCGATCTTTGGCAAGGAGCTTGAGGCTTCTCAGTTGGAGGGGCGGATCTGCAATGTTCCGTATGATCCTTCTGTGAAGGTTGACACCTGGTGGGATCTTGGCGTTGGAGACTCTACAGCAATTTTCTTCACACAGACTGTTGGTCGTGCTATACATGTGATAGATTACTATGAAGCGAGGGGCGAGGGACTGCCGCATTATTGCAAGGTTCTTAGCACAAAGCGTTATCTGTATGGCGATCACAATGCGCCTCACGACATCGAGGTGAGGGAGTTGGGATCTGGTAAGAGTAGAAGAGAAGTGGCTTGGGATCTTGGTTTGAATTTCAGAGTAGTGCCAAAGCTGCCGGTGGAGGATGGACTTCATGCGGCTAAACTTCTTATTCCCCGTGTATGGTTTGATCGTGAGAAGTGCAAACATGCTTTGGAGGCGTTGCGCCAGTACCATAGAGCGTATAACGAGCGGTCTAGGACGTTTAGGGCGTCACCTGTTCACGATTGGTCGAGCCACTGCGCAGATGCTTTTCGGTATCTGGCTGTTGGTCTTAGAGAGAGTAGGGGCGACACTAGAGCGCCTCAGAGGCAAGCTTTGATGGATTACGATCCATTTGCGGCGTAGGAGATAGAACATGGCTATACTTATTCCAATTCTAGCGGGTGCTGGTGCGGCGGCAGTAGCTACAGTTGCGGGTGCTAGTGTCGCTACCGCTGCGGTTGCTGGAGTTACAACCGCAGTTGTTACCAATTCTTTGATGAACCAATCCCAGCCTCAAGCCCTGGCTGTGCCGGATGTTCCTGCTGTTGATACTGCTGCTACAGATACTACGGTTGTAGACACTAGCGGTGCTACTGGCGGCGCGGATACAACAATCAATGATGTTGTTGAAGTGCAAGAGACCGTACTCGAAACAGCAGACACGACTAAAGAAGAAGAGATCGTTGCTGAGGAAGTTGTTGGCACTACAGTTACAACGGGGACTGGTTCGACTGGCGTTATTGAGGCAGTGGACACTAAAACCGGCGAGGCTACTGTTGACGTTACTCCTGGTACAACAACATCTGGTGGCGTTCTGACCGGGGGTAAGACTTCTACCAGCGCGGGAACGGCTGGCGGTGGTGTTGCTGAAGCTGTTGTTGCCACAACTCAGTCACAAGGACCGGCTGAAACGGAGGCTATTAGTTTCTATGAAAGAGGTCGCCGCTCCACTATACTAACAAGCGCCCAGGGTATTCAGGACACAGTGTCGGGTCTTCTTGGTGAAACGGGCACTTCAATGCTGCGTAGGCGGCGTGGCCTTGTAGGTCAGGGATTGATCGCATGATGAACCGTAAGCCAAAAAACATTGCTGGGCAGATGGGCAAGCGCGCCTCTCAGCCTGCAAAGATGAATAAAGCTGCCTCTGTTGATCCGATCGAGCGCCTAAATCAGCGCATGGCTGGTCGCACTGAGGGCGGCAACAAGTCTAAGAAGCGCAAAAGTTTAATGAATAGTTATGGGATGGCATAGTAATGGCTGAAGTATTGCCGATGATAACGCAGTTAGACCGCAGATATAAAACATTGCAGTCACAGCGATCCCAATGGGAAAGCCATTGGCAAGAGTTGGCAGACTATATGCTGCCTCGTAAGGCTGATATTACCAAGAAGCGCACACAGGGAGACAAGCGAACAGAGCTTTTGTACGATGGTACAGCTGTTCATGCTGTTGAGTTGCTTGCGTCTAGCTTGCATGGCATGTTGACCAGCCCTAGCACACCTTGGTTTTCTATGCGTTTCCGTGACCCCATGCTCCAACAGAGTGACGCGGCAAACGAATGGTTAGAAACCTCTATAGATCAAATGTACCAGGCTTTTCATCGCTCTAATTTTCAGCAAGAGATCCACGAATTGTATTATGATCTCGTTGTTTTTGGTACAGCTGCGTTTTATGTCGAGGGCGCAGACGATGGTTTGCGTTTTTCTTCGCGTCATATTGCTGAAATTTGCATTTCTGAGAACTCAGAGGGCCGGGTTGATACGGTTTACCGCAAGTTTAAACTGACTGCGCGGGCCATTGCTATGCAGTTTGGTGAAGAAAACTGCCCGGTTGAGGTTAAGAAAGATCTAGAGAAAGACCCTTACAAGGAACATTCTATTGTTCACGCGGCATATCCACGGTTGGAAGCCAAGGGCCGGGCCAAAAAGAACAAGCCTATAGCTTCTATTTACTATACGGCAGACACTAGACAGCTTCTTTCCGAAAGCGGGTTTGATGAATTCCCGTTTATGGTTACTCGTTTTGTAAAAGATAGCGTTTCAACGTATGGCCGCAGCCCTGCAATGAACGCGCTGCCTGATACCAAGATGCTTAATAAGATGTCTGAGACCACTATCCGTGCTGCTCAGAAACAGATTGATCCGCCTCTCATGGTTCCCGACGATGGGTTTATGCTGCCGGTGCGTACAACACCTGGGGCTCTAAACTTCTACCGCTCTGGCACACGCGACCGGCTTGAGCCATTGCAGATTGGTGCAAACAATCCTCTTGGCTTAAACATGGAAGAGCAGCGCCGCAATGCAATTCGTCAGGCGTTCTATGTCGATCAGCTGTTGATGTCTAATGGCCCTGCCATGACTGCAACAGAGGTGTTGCAGAGGAATGAAGAGAAGATGCGGTTACTTGGGCCGGTACTCGGTAGACTCCAGGCCGAGTTGCTCCAACCGCTAATCTCTCGATCCTTTGCACTGCTCCTTCGGTCTGGGCTCCTTCCACCCGCACCGGAGGAGCTACAAGGCCAAGACATTGACATTGAATACGTTTCTCCGCTGGCTAAGGCGCAGAAGATGACTGACTTGCAGTCTATGCTTCGTGGATTTGAGGTGTTGTTGCAGATGCAGCAAGTTGCTCCTGTTATGGATTATCTTGATGATGATAAGCTTGTGCAGTACCTGGTCGAAACGACTGGTATTCCTGCGCGCGTTATCCGCAGCGACACGGAAGTAAGAGATCTTCGTCGCCAACGTGCCGAGGCTCAGGCCCAGCAAGCGCAGCAACAGCAGGAAATGATGCTTGCAGAGCAGGCTCAGAAGGCCGCGCCTATGGCAGAAGCGATCTCAACAGCTAGGGAGCGCGGTCAGATATGAACAAGGTAGAGGAATTAAAGTTAGCTTATCGTCGGACCTTTGGGACAGATGATGGCGCGCAGGTTTTAGGTGATCTCAAAAAGCGTTTTAGCTTTGAGACAACCACTTTTGTTTCTGGCGATCCACATCAATCAGCGTTTGCAGAGGGTCAACGAGCAGCAGTGCTTACTATCGTCAGAATGTTGGCCGAAGAACGCAGTCCCGAACAGGAAAACAAATGAACGAAGAGACAACCCTAGATACAGGATCTCAAGAAGTCGCGGATGCAGTAGTAGCTGAGTCGGTAGTAACTGAGCCTGTAGTGGAACAAACGCAAGCTGCACCTGAGCAAACGGGTAGCTGGCTTGATGGACTTGAGGAAGAGTACAAAAGTAACCCGCTAATTAACAAGTGGGAGTCTTTGAATGATTTTGCAAAAACGCATCTTAACGCGCAAAAGCTTATTGGCGCAGACAAGATTGCTATACCAGGTAAGGCTGCTACAGACGAGGAGTGGCAAAATGTTTACCAACGGTTAGGTGCTCCCGAAGATCCACAGCAGTATAGCCTTGAAAGGGCAGATGTTTTCGACGAAAACACGTTTGAAACTTTTAGAAATACAGCTTACGAGATTGGCTTGTCTAACAAACAGGCTGAAAAAATTTCTAATTACTTTGAGAACCAGGTTCGAGAAGGTCAAGAAGTCTTAGCCCAACGTGCCGAGGAAGCTAGGTTTAGCGGTGAGCAAGAGTTGCGCCAAGAGTTTGGGCAAAACTTTGAGAAAAAGCTTACTCAAGCACAGGCTGCGGCGCGCACGGTTATGGGTGACACTGAGGTATTTGACGAGATCCAATTAGCGGACGGTCGCAAATTAGGCGATCACCCTGCTATCATTAGAACATTCTCTCGCATGGCAGAAATGCTAGGAGAAGATGGCTTGGTCGGGGAACCGACTGAGGTTGTTATGAGTTCTCAGGATGCGCAAAAGCTCATTCAAGAACATATGCAACCAAATACGCCATATACAGTTGCAGGTCATCCAGGCCATGACGCGGCAGTAGCCGAGGTCTTGCGTTTGCGTGGCTATGTATAGTGGACAACCGAAAGGCCCACGCCGACAAACCTGTGCGTCAGGTGGACTAGCTGCCCTAAGCAGCAGCAAGGCCTCTTCGGAGATAACCATGCGTAGCAAACATAAACTTAATCTGTAGGAGAGACCAAATGTCTACTCAAATTACTACGGCTTTCGTCCAACAGTTCTCTGCGAACATCCAAATGCTGTCACAGCAAATGGGTTCTCTGCTGCGCAATGCGGTAGATGTGGAAAGCGTAAACGGCGAGAAAGCCTTTTTCGACCAAGTGGGATCAGCAGCTGCTATCCTGCGTACTTCCCGTCATGCGGATACACCGATTGTGGACACACCACATTCACGCCGTATGGTTACTATGTCTGACTATGAGTATGCCGATCTGATCGACGATCAGGACAAAGTGCGGTTGCTTGTTGATCCGACTTCAACATATAGCCGTGCTGCTGCCGCAGCTATGGGCCGCGCAATGGATGATGTTATCATCTCTGCTGCTCTTGGCAGCGCCTCAACAGGCAAAGACGGCTCAACAACCACGGCATTGCCTTCAACCCAAAAGATTGCACATGGATCTGCCGGTCTGACGCTTGCTAAATTGCTTGATGCAAAGCAAATACTTGACGAAGGTAATGTCGATCCGTCGATCCAGCGTCACATTGTTTGTTCGCCTAAGCAAATCACTGATCTATTGAATAACACAACTGTTACTTCAACAGATTTCAACACTGTAAAAGCGTTGGCAATGGGTGAGCTTAACAGCTTTGTTGGCTTTAACTTCATCGTTTCAAACCGTTTGGGCTTGGATAGTAACTCTGATCGTCAAGTGATTGCGTTTGCAAGCGATGGCATCAAGTGTGCAATTGGTAAAGAGCCAGCTGCGCGGATTGATGAACGTGCAGACAAGTCATACGCAACTCAGGTTTACTATTGTCAGTCTGTCGGCGCGACACGGATGGAAGAAGCCAAAGTTGTCGAAATCGCGTGCAGCGAATAAGGAGACTGAAAAATGGCTACTGTATATTCAACACAACGTACTAACTCACGCGCAACACCAGCCGTGATGAACAAAGCTAATGAGCTTGCGGGTCGTATCCGTGTAGCTCATGGCACATACGAAGCATCTTCCTTGGCGTCCGGTGACGTTATTG